GGTAAGCATAGTCCTCTACTCGTTCTATCCTAGGTCCATCAAAGGTTTGGATCGTGCGGTCATAGTAGTGGCTGAAGACTGGCTCGATACCTGAGGACACATTGTCAGCTGATAGACTGATGGTCCCTGTTGGAGCTACAGACAACAGATGACTGTTGCGGATCCCATGCATACCGATGGCTGCTTGGATATGGTCTGGTAGTGTCTTAATGAAGTTGGACTCCAGATACTTGACGTTGTTATAGAGGGGAAAGCTCCCCTTCTCAGCTGCAAGTACCACCGATGCCAAGTAGCATTGGTCTCTGATGACGCCCATGACTTCACGAAGCTTGTCTAGGAACTCTTCAGATCCATACCTTAGACCCAGCGTCTCTAGAGCATTGGCTACCCCAGTTACACCTAGGCCCATCCTACGTTTATCCTTAGCTTCCTTCTCTTGGGCTGGCATCGGGTAGACTGCACGATCCACTACGTTGTCCATAGCCCTGACCACTGCAGGGATGTCCCTAGACAGCTGCATGATATCCAGGGAGAACTCATCGGTGTAGGGGTCTTGTCTGATGTACTTGGTCAGGTTGAATGACCCCAGCAAGCAAGCGCCATTAGGTGGTAAGGGCTGCTCACCACATGGGTTAGTGGCTGCTATGGTCTCACAGTACCAGAGGTTATTCTTCTGGTTTATCCTATCGATGAACAGGATGCCTGGTTCTGCCCAATCCCAGGTAGACCTGAGGATATCATCCCAGAGGGCCCGTGCATCCACTGTCTTGTACACCTGTCCTTCAAAGGTTAGGTCAAAGAAGTCACCAGTCTTGACTGCATTCATGAAGGCATCAGTAACCCCGACACTGATGTTAAACCCTGTCAGTGTGGTGCTGTTGTTCTTGGCTCTGATGAACTCCTCAATGTCTGGATGGTCTACACGTAAGACACCCATCTGAGCCCCTCTACGGTGTCCCGCTGAGGCTATAGTCTGGCAGACAGCATCAAAGATACCCATGAAGCTGATGGGGCCTGATGACTTACTGTCGAGGCTTTTGATCAAGGCACCTCTCGGTCGTAGGGTACTGAAGTCATAGCCTATGCCACCACCAAGCTGCATGGTTCTAGCTGCGTTGGTAGCAGCCGCCATGATGCCTTCCATGCTGTCCTCTATGGTGGGGGACACAAAGCAGTTGTAGGGCGTCACGGTCCTAGGTGCGCCCATAGCACTCTGTACCCTGCCAGCTGGTAGGAAGCGCTGGTTGTACAGTATGTTTCTGAAGGTATCGAAGTGCTCGTCACTGTCTTTGAGGGCATTGGCTACCCTTGTCATGGCCTCTTTGAAGCTTTCGCCTACCGAGCGATACTTCATCTTATGTATTTCTTCTGAGATTGGCAGGGATGGGCCAAAGTCGTTCTTCATGTCATTCATTGGGGTTATTACCTTCAAGCATATTGATACGCATCTCGCAGTAACGGATGCACTTCTCTAGATCTGTGATTTCAGATTCATTCCTGGTTAGACCATCGTAGGTCTTGCTGCCTGCGCGGCTGGCATACTTGATGACGTTACCACGCCAGAACTCCATGTTATTTCTCATGATGTATCTGACGGGCTGTATGGGCCACTGGGTGTAGTGTGATGGGTTCTTTACTGGGTCAGCCATTAGCTATCTCCAGTACCTTCTTAGGGCGTCCACCTTGCCGACCAGCGTGTCTTGCATAGTCAGCCTTGAGGGGATCAGAGAGCCGTGACATAGCATTGCGTCCACCATTGAGCTCCACGACCCTGTCGTTGTCTGCCTTGCAAACCTCAAGGTAGCGGTCCCACTGGGATAGTACTGAGGCTTCAGTCATCCCTGTCTTACGTTTTCGTGGCATTAGTTTCATGGCGTGGCTCCCATAGTTTGATTGTGTTGTTATCCAAGTCCCAATCCTCGTACCTGAGGATCCGCGCTAGCCGGGCTTGGGTTAATGCATAGTTCGCGTTTAGTTTCTGCTTGGCATATGCGTTGACTACTGTGGGCCAACTAGGGTTTTGCTTGAGCAGTTTCTCGGCTGTCTTAGGACCAACCGAGGGACACCCAGTGTAACCATCGGTGACATCACCAGTGAGTGCTTGGGTGTAGAACCATAGATCTGCTTGGGCCTTGTTGATCGTTTGAAACTCACCAGACATTGGCCTGAAGAGCTTGCATGGCACCGACTTGAGATCCTTGTCATCACTGATGACGATGGTTTGATGACCCGGTGCTGAACCTAAGATGCCCATGACATCATCGGCTTCCAGCATCGGTTCTATGTGCCAGCGGTAAGTCTTCTTGACCCACCTCAGCATCTCCAGGTAGCCAACGGGCTTCCTGACTTTCTTGCGTCCACCTTTGTATGTGGAATCTAGTTCTTTTCTGAAGTTACTTTTGTCAGACAAGCAGACAATGAAGTTGCCAGTACCTAGGTGGTCACAGAAGTCATCTATAGTCTTCTGGAATACATTTTTGGCTTCCTTCAGATCTGTAGACAAAGACCATATGTCATCACCCCAGTCTATCTCAGTCTCACAGGCCGCACAGGCTCTATAGAGATACAAGTCGCCATCAATGAGGAGTACTGTCTCTGCCTGAGGCGATTGCAAATACTTCTTTAAGTAGCTCATCTAGCTCTCCTTTAGCTTCCATGCCGTATTCTGTGATGCTCCACTTATGGGAATAGGTTTCGTCACCAACATTGGTTGTGATCAGTCCCTCGCTGGCAGCTATGGCAACGTAGAAGGCACCTTTTCGTGAGAAGTCCCCACTGATGCTGAAAGGTTGTCTCCACGCCCTATCCAAGACCAGGTAGAAGCACATGAAGTGTGCCATCTGGGGGTTAACCTCAGTGTGTAGCAGCCCAAGTTGCTCCCACGGAATGTTCTGAGGTGATGGGTATTTTAGTTTTGAGAGCAACCCCTGCTTCTTGCGCCATTCTTCTAGTGATATCACCGACATCGCCAGCTACCTCTTCTGTTTTACATGCGATTTGAACTTCATCGTGGATCCACCCAACGATGTATGCGTCACCTTCGTGATGCCTGGTTAACTCAGCATCGACTAAGTCTACCCACTTCTTACAGATGACAGCGCCAGCTGACTGTAGAAGCTGAGAGAGCAGCTTGTGCTCACTACGGACATTTAACAGACGTCCATCGAGGCCTTTGAGGTGGCCGCGCTGGTATGCCCTGCGAAGGTTTGTCTGAAGCTGTGCGAAGGCTGGGATGGCCTTGTTGAAGTTGTCTTTAAGCTTCTTACCTTGCGTAGCGTTACCCCCAGCAATCTTACCAATCAGCTGATCACCACCGCCATACATGGTGGCATAGATAAACGTCTTGGCTTGATCTCTGGTGGCTAGACCAGCTGCCTTCTGGTTGTGTGTGTGGATATCACCATCGAGCACTTGTTTTGCGTATTCACCACCATCATCTAGGTAATGCGCTAGACACCTAAGCTCCAACCCTGACAGGTCAGACCCAAGCAAACACCAGCCCTCAGGCACCGTGAATAATCTGCGGCACTCTGCGCCATACGGAAGGCCACACTTGGGCACCTGGGCTAGGTTAGGCCCCCTGTGTGATGCTCGGCCACTGACAGTACCCCCAGACACAATTGTGTGCCTGATGCGTCCATCGTCATCGACACGCTTGAGCCACGCTTGTGGACCCTCAGCTAACTGGCCGATGCGCTTCTGTACAAGGAAGAACTCAGCCAACGCCTGTGCCTCAGGATAGTGCAGCCCAGCCAGTACTGTTTCGTCTATCTGGGCGTGTCCGTTGTCTGTGAACTTCTTAGGTTTCCAGGCGTACTTCTGCTTGAGGCAGAACTCTATGTGCCGCCGGGAGCTAGGGTTAAAATGGATGGTCTTACGCTTAACAAAGAGCTCACCCTTCTTGTAACCACGGGCTCTGTTGTTGACCTTAGGATAGAAATCTTCGGTTACTTCCCAAGGCGGGAAGAGCTCATGCAGACCATCCTCTAGCTCTTGCCGCTTCTGTGCTAACTCAGAGTAAAGCTTAGTGGCTGCAGGCTTGTCGAAGGTCCAACCGTTGTTTCCAATACGAAAGCAAACCTCAGCCAACCTGTGCTCTAGGTCTATACTTTCTTGGCTGAACCCGCTGTCCATAAACACCTGGTACAAGGTCATAGTGACAGCGGTGTCTTGGAGACAGTAGTCCAGCATCTCTTGGCTGAAGTTCTCCCAGCCACCATCGTATTCACCTTTGTATATACCGATGCGATAACCCCATGCCTTGAGGCTGTGGCTACCTATGAGCTTCCGAGGGAACTCATGAGGCTTGAGTTGATGCTTGATTGTATCTGTCTCGGCTAACGTAGTTCTCATTAACCGGGACATAACTAATGTATCTGAGACTTTGCCTATGACGCTAAAGTCTGGATACAGCTTCTGAAGAACAGGGATATCATAAGCTATGATGTTGTGACCGATGACTTCCTCGGCATTCATCAAGACGTACAGTGCACGGTCTATCTCATCGGGGCCAAACGATAGCTTCTCGTTGGTCTCAACGTGTCTTAGACAAATGCAATGTACGGTGCTTACAGTATCAAGTAGGCCGTTGCTCTCCAGGTCAAAGACCCAGCGGCTCAACGGTTATATTTCTTCCACACAAACAGCGCACCCGCTGCAATGCAAGTTACACCTATCTTGCCTATGATTTGCCCGTCAACATGAGCTAAAGAACCAAAGGCAAGCCAGAGAAAGAGTACACTGTCTATTACGCCTCCAACCACACCGCTGGCCAATATGCCTAGCGTTCTGCTGCGCTCTCTAATTTTGCTGTACACAGCGAAGTCGCTTAGCTCCGACACGCCAAACGCGACAAGCGAAGCAATAGCGATAAATGGGTCAGCCAAGAGGTAAGACAGCACAGCGCCGACTGCTATTGCGTAAAGTGCGAAGCGCGGTCCAAGCCACTCATGCACGGCATCACGAAGCAGTAAAGCAGCGCCAATCATGAGCACGCCGCTTGGCGCCATAATGCCAAAGCCTAGTGGAATAAGGCACGGTCCATCTGGGACACAGAAAGTACCAACATTGCCAATCATATAGTTTGCGGCGGGAATCGTTGCAGCGTAAGCCGCCACTGCTATGTAACCTTTATTCATATTAACTCCCTTTGTATTGCTTTTTGTACCCAGCGTGAGGGTGTCTGTTTTGCATCCCAACGATCAGCCATTGTTTTAGGTGACTGATGAGGAAGCTTGTGATTTTGAGCGATGTCAGTGCTATCCGCGCTGGCAAATGGCCACTGCTTGCCCGACAGTTGCATTCCTCTCAGCATGTGTAGAACTGGTAATCTTCCAAATTGTTGAGCCAGCGCATTCCAGCACTCGTCCATGCGAAAGCACCAAGCATCCGACATTACTGTTGCATATTCAGCGGTGCTGCCGACGCAGACCCTTGGCCATTCCTCGCAAAGCGCCAGCAAGCGGTATATTGGCTCATCCATATGCCAGACTGGTGCGCCTTTTTTACCATGCGGCCACTCTCTGATGAGCGCGTCTTGTTCCTGGCTCCCAGCGTCTATGACGTCAGGAATTACCGCCCATGTGGTAGGATAATCCAACCATTTGTTGCACCAGTCATAATACTTATCCCAATCTGTAAATTTACCAGATTTCCACTTACTAAAAGCGCCATTGTCCAGCATCACACTTTGCCCAATTTGATGACACCTAGAGACATCATCAGGACGCATATGTGACACGCAGAAGTGACGCCCAGCCAACTGAAGTAAAGAAGCGACTGGTGTAATTGGTGTTCCATGATAGTGAATCATTGGTTTGGCCTTGCCTTGGGGCGTAGGCTAGTCATGGGTGCTAAGTTCTTAGCTGGCTGTACCAGCTGCGCCTTGAAGCACTGGTCTAGCGAGTGTTGATATAGGTCCTTCTGGTGCGCCCAAGAGACACAGTCATCGAAGGATTCAAAAGCCACAATGGCTACGAATGAGTTTACTAGGTTCATCTGTTATCACCTGACCCTTCCAGCTTCCCACGCTCCTGGCGTGACTTAAGCTTCTCAAGGTTCATGTGGGCGACCTCGTTGAGGCTGATGCCTAGGTCCCGTGACAGCGCAGCGATATACCAAAGGCAGTCACCAAGCTCTGAGGCTATAGCAACGCGCTGGGCGTCCTTTAGATCCTCTAAACCACCTTGATCGATCCCGTGATCTCGGATCAGCTTCTTGATCTTGTCACAGACCTCCCCGGCTTCCGAAGCCAACCCCAGTGCTGGATAGACAACCTTCCACTTGTAGATGGCAGTGGCAGCTGTGTCTGCCTGGTAGTCGTTCATGGTCAGGGAATACAGATAGTCTGTCTCTCTATTTCTCATGTTGCTCTCCTCTAAGTTAAAATGGTGCGTCAAAGGCATCAAAGTTACCTTCGGCGTCTTTGAGCCTGCCTGTGCTCTGGCTGTACTCAAGCACCCCAGCTGCACCGACTTCCCCAGTGTGTCTGTTCTTCAAGACCACTAGGTTTCGCAGGCCAGCTGTGGGTTCATCTGGGTCTACTTGGATGCCAATGCAGCAATCAGCCAGCTGGGCTATTGCATGGGATCCACGTAGTTGGCTGAGGCTTACCTTGGCACCGCCTTCGTGCCCTGTGTCGCCCTGAGGGCGGCGTAGGTGGCTCACGACGATCAGACAGATGTTTAGTTCTTGAACCAAGACACGCAGCCTGTTCATGATGTCATCTACCAGGCGTCTTTCATCTGACACTTGGCCCGTAAGTCCAGACACTAAGATGCTAATGTGGTCTAAGAAGATGACCTCAGCGCCCAGCGCCTTGTTCATGTAGCGGATGCGATTCAAGATGATGTCTATGTCGGTAGAACCAAAGTGATCAAACAGATAGAACTGACGGTCCTTGACTAGGTCATCAAAGGACGCCTCGATCTCTTCCTTGGTGGTACAGTCAGGGTCCACACTGATGTTCTTACTCATGTGCAGACCAACCAGACCCTGGGCGGTTCTCTTGGTTGTCTCTTCAAGCATCAACATGCCAATCTGAAAGCCACCCATGTGGACATGGTAGGCAATCTCTCGGACGAAGGTTGACTTACCCACGCCAGACCCAGCGGCTATGGTTACAAGGGATCCAAGCCTTAACCCTTTGGTGATCTCGTTGAGCCGCTGATAGGGATACTGGATGGGAGACACGGCCTCTTGTTCGCCTATGGTCTCCCGTAGATCTGATGCGCTTACGATGCCATCCGGGCGGTACTCACGCGCCTGCCAGATAGCATCCATGATAGCTTTGGCATTACCGTCCACCAGAGCCTCTGAGGCGTCCTTGTAAGAGCCTAAGTTAGCTATCTTAGCCATGCCTATCGGAAGGGCCTCAGCGCACTCCAAAGCCGCCTCTTGGCCTGCCTTGTCGTTGTCGAACATCAGTATGATTTCTTTGAAACCACACAGGTAATCATAGTTGTTCATAAGGGCTTTTTTGGCTGACTGAGATCCGTTAGGGACGCTGACTGTCGGCCACTTGTTGCCTTGGGCCTGAGACACCGACATGCAGTCTATCTCACCCTCAGTGATCACTAGCTTGTTACCATTGGACCAGAGGTGAGACCCAAACAAAGTCATGGCCTTGGCATCACCGACAATGGAAAACTTCTTGTCCTTCGTGCGTACCTTTTGGGCGCAGCGCTGGCCGTTCTTGTCCCGGTAGGTCGCAAGTTGCACCATCTGACCACCATGCTTACCGACACTGTAGTCAAACTTTCTGCATGTGGCCTCGCTCAACTTACGTGATGCTAGGTGCAAGTGCTGGCCGGGGATCAGGTCACGGTTAGGTGGTGCCTTGTTACTTATAGTGCGCTCATACCCAAACTCTTCCTTGCCATAGGTTGCACAGCCAAAGCAGTAGGTATGACCATCGTCATACAGAGCAGCGTTGTCTTTAGATCCACAGGTTTCGCAGGGGACATGGGCAACAAAGTCGCTTTCGATAAGCTCAGTCATTTGTATCTCCCAAACAAAGCTTCCCACTCAGAAGGGACGATCCCAGTCATGATAAACTCACGCTCATCTACCGTCAGATGACTGAAGACGTTCTGTGATAATTCGCCTTCCATCCAGCGAGACATCTGTTCTTCAGTGACATCCAAATCGAGCGTTAACTCTTTTCCTGTCAGAGGTGACTTACGTTTGATTTTCATGGGGCACCTGCTTTAACCCAAGCAGTTACCTGATCCATAAGCTTCTTAGCTTGGGTCTGGCACAGGATCATTGTCTTGATTGCTTCTTTTGCCGACTCTACTTCCTTGTCGGTTTTAGCCATCAAAGAATGTAGCTCTTTATGAAGAACGATAAGCTTTTCGCTCATTTGATCTTCCTCATTACCATCTGGACCAAAGAACTCTTCTCGGATCTCTGACACCCATCCCCACCTGGCAATTTCTAAACATTCAGCCACCGCTTGGTCGGTGTCTTTACCTTTGTATCTCTGCTTGTCAGTGTCGTAGACGTCCTGCAGTAAACCAATAATAGAAAGCTTTTGCTCCCTAGTAGGCTTTACAAGGTCAGTGGGTTTTGTAGTTTTTGAGGTAGTTTTTCTTTTAGTCGTCATGTGGTTTCTCCCAATAATAAAAAGGGGCGACCTAAGCCGCCCCCTTGCTCTCACTTTTTGTGGAGATGCCCAGGTTTCTTAAGACGCCTGGTCTCTCGCTCTCGGATATGTGCCATTCACACGCTCTCCTTTGTTTTGGCTTCTTTCAGCCAGTCATCAGGTATGACCTTGTTGGCATACCTAAACCCATGCTTCTCGCAGTAGGCTGCGTAGGTGGTCTTGGATCCCTTGTAGAGCTTTGCATTCTGATTGCTGAAGACGAACCTGATGTCTAAGTCAGGCTGTTGCTTCTGAATCAGAAGGTGCTTGGCTCTATCTATGACAGTCCAACGCCCCTTGGTTTCGACATAAAAAAAGCCACCGGGTTTTGGCAGCTTGAAGTCGGGGGTGTACTTGGATTGTCTGGCAGGGATCACATAGAGGATCTTCTCGGTCTCATAGAGTAGCTCGATGCCAGCTTCTTTGATTTGCTGGGCGACCTTGTCTTCAAGACCAGAGCGGAACCCATACTTAAGACCAACCTGTTTAGAAGTCGTAGTTATCTTCTTCAGCGTCTTTGGTCTCAAAGCTTTGGGCTCCCGTTACAGTGTTGGCTACATAGCCGCCCTCGACAGCATCAAAGCCACCACCGTCACTGCCACCGCTCGACACAGGGTCAATCACTTGTACGGCCCCTAGACGCAGGCTGATGCCCTTCTTGCCAGCTGAGGTGTATCCATCAGCAATCCCAGAGACACGCAGTGTAGACCCACCGTACATAGCTGGTACTTGGTCACGGGGGATGGGGTTGCCTTGGGCATCAAAGTACTTTGGCTCATACTTGGATTGGAACTTGAAGACGATCTCGCCTGTCTCATGGTCCTGATCCATAGGCATCATCACTTTGTCCTTAGCGCCAAAGCTTTCACTTTTGACATTCTCTAGGATTTCCTTGAGGGACCCAGCGTTCTCTGGTGATACCTTGAGTTGCACCTTGTATTTGCCCTCAGCATCAAAGGCTGTGTCTGGGCGTCCTGGTTGCAGCCAAGGGTATTGGGCTGTCCCAGCTGGGCTTGTAAATCTAGCTTTGCTCATCTTTTTTAGTCTCCTGAGTAGTTTGGTTTGATTTAGCCCCAGGCAAAGTCACCTTCGCCTCTTTGGCTTGCTTAAGAAGCCAGTCGGGGATGTCCTGTCCTTGGTTTTGGTACAGGCTACACAACCCCAAGATTTTCTCTCTTGGGTGCATTTCGACGATCCTTTTCTGTTACTTCTTCGATAGGGGTCTCTTAGTCCCAGACGTAAAAAAGGCCCCACTTGGGAGCCTCTTTGGTTAACTTAGGTTTGTTGGTCCTAGTTAGGAAAAACAGTATTCGCTGTCGCGGATTGCGCTGATGTCTAGGTTACCTTTAGCTGGCACCGGGGGTAGCTCCATGTCTGGGTCAGACAGTCGATCCCGGCATTCCTTCTCAAAGTTCGCAAAGACGCACTGGTCCTCATACATGTTCACAAAAGCATCTCGGATGCAGTGGTAGAACTTCCATGTCTTATCGATAGACGTCCCAAAGCTGTCGTGGATCATGAAGAAGTCTTCCACGCCATTCTCTAAGCCTTCACAGATAGACAAGTGCATGTGGGCGGCATCTAGGCTGTGGATGGCATTAGGGCTAACCCCATTCCTAGATTTGCGTGTGTCAAACACAGAACCAAAGCTACTCACGTTGACCCTAGTTTCTTTCCTAAGTTTAGCCTCTCTATCCCACAAGAAGATCCTGACACGCTTAACGTCAGCCTTAGTGTAGCGCTGGACAACAGGAAAGCCTGAGGGTGAAGTCCAGCGTACCGACTTACTTTCCCTAGCCAAAGCATCCGCATATGCTTGGTAGAACTCCATGCCAGACGCCACTGACTTGATGACCGTCTGAACTGCCTGGTAGTTTACCTTAGCCAAGAACCTAGCATAGAACTCCTGTTCTCTACGGCTCGCCCCAAACGGATGCTTACTAAGCTCACCATAGCTCACAGCCTTCTGTAGTGGCTGCATGAGATCCTCGATCAGTTGATCACCAAAGCCTCTCTCAGCTGAACTATAGCCATAGGTCATGACGTTACGTTTGACCGTGGATCTACCGACACCAAAAGACAACCAGACCTTAGCCTCTTCGGAGTCATCCAACTTAAGCAACCTGTTAACTTCATCAGCAACCACTTGGTAGACGTCCTGGCATTCATCTGATGGTGTTAGGTTAACCATAGCTCCATCTTCGTGGCGCAAGGCAGCTGCATAGTGTTGGACCCCGGAGTTAGTGCCATCCAAGCTAATCGGAAGGTGGCAAACGTAATCCTCAATGCCTTGGTCTTGAAGCTTCTTGTACTCCACGCAGGCAGCTAAGAACTGGAAGGGCTTGTCAGCCTTAGACCAAATGTCAAAGGATGCCTTAAAGTCTTCAGCCACACTTAGGATCATAGGCTCGTTGTCCAAGCACCATTGGATCCTGTCTTCTAAGGACTTCTTAGAGATCTTATCGAAGTCACCTACGTTGGCTAAGTGAATAGACAACCACCCAGCATCACTCTCCTCAATCTTCTTGCCTCTAGCGAACATGAAGAGGGACTTAATGTGATCGTTCCTGTGGTAGTTGAAACTGGAGACAGGATACATTCGGCCTCTAAAGTCTAAAGACCAACCAATGTAGAACTCATCAAACTTAGACATCTCCCTAGCATCATGAAGATCACAGGCTATGACTTGGACGTTTGCCTTCGCCTCAATCCTTTTGACATGCCAAGCCTTCTGGTCTTTCCTGATTTGCTGAATGTATTCCTCAGACAGACCAGAGGTGTCTTCAGGGAGCCTAGGTAACTCTGGTGGCTCCATCTCTGGAAACTTACCAAAGCGCTTCCCTTCTTCAGACACCCATTCCAATGCAGCTAAGGTAGTAGGGTTCACCTTAAGAGGGGTGGCTTGTAGAGCGTTCAAAGCTTGTAGATACTTAGGTTGACCATACTTCAGACTGTTGTCTATAGCTCTGCGTTGCTCCCCGGTAGACTTACGCACCAGGGGCACCAGCGAGGACAAGACGTCATCAAGGTAGACACCAGTGTCAAAGTCTTCCCAGGGTGTTGGGGGAACCACCATTGGCCCAAACATAGGCGTAGCCCAGGCCTCTCTTTCAGTCATCGACAAAAGCTGCTCACTAGCTTCATCGGTCAACTCAAGTGACCTCAGGGTTTTCAGATTGACTGTTGTCTCAGTGAGGTTGAAGACACCAGAATGCTCTAGGATGGCGCTTAGGATGGGAGCAGCAACTGCTACTCTCTTTCTCATAGACCACTTACTGACACTATAGCCTTCCTTGTCTGCAATGATACGCATGGCCTTGAACCTATAGCGTTCACTTGAGTGAGCCTTAGTGACTTGAGTAGACAAGCGTTTGAAGAGATCCTTGTCATGCGTCTGCAGACCTTCAGCCCACTTCTCATGCTCTACCCTAGAACCAATGTTACTGAGGGCACCAGTGAGTAGGTTCGTATGTAGGACAGCATCAAAACAACAGTTGAGACCAATGTATGCTAAGACATCAGGATCTTGGTTCTCTAACTCTTCGTACCAAACTGATTTCTTACCACAGCCACTAGAGAACCTCTGTAAGTCTTCTTGGAGTGCTAATGTTATTGCTTGTGATACCTTCGGGAGTGCCTCTACGATGATCCTATGTGGGACCTCTTGTTGGCTTGGTTTTTGTTTCTCTTGTCTTCCCTGGTATCTCTCGAAACCCTTAGATTTCATTTGCTGCTCGATGCGAGTCTGATGCTCGCTTAGGGTAGTAAGTGTATTCACTTCACGCCCCCCTCTAATGACCACTCTGTCTTGGGTGGAGCCTGGTGTGGGTCACTCCAACTACTTGCGCTGCGACCGTGGCAGCTACCGTCAAGCTTAGGCTGTTTCATCTATAGTTCTCCCGTGTTTTTCTCTTTTAGGGGTCTCTTAGTCAAACCCTTGATATCGTTATATTATTTTAGAGGCCAAAAAAGGCCCCTAAGAGAGCATCTGCTGTGCTATTTCTTGGAGCGTCTCGGGCTTGGAGTGGACATACTTAGCGGTCGTTTGACCACTACGATGACCTAAGATTCTTCCAATCAGCACCGTGTTTACTTGTAAGTCGTTAGCCATGTAGGTGGCGGCTGTGTGACGTAGAGTATGAAACACAAAGCTACTGTCATCAGGGGCAATATGTCTACGTGCTTCTGCCCACGAATTGTAAAACTTACGGTGCGAGTGATGCTTTTTTGGGCAGAAGTCTAACGCTTGTAAAGCTGAGTAGACACTTTTGGGGCATGGAACCATTCTATCGTCACCATTCTTAGTGTCAGTCAGAGATATCCAAGTACCAGCCGAATCAGTGACAACCATTTCTGGGGTTATACTGAGGATCTCACCAAGTCTCATTCCTGTGCCAACACCGATGGCAACCAAGTGCTTCATCCACCAGTGCTGGTGACCATCGAAGAACGCCTTAAGTAGGTCGAGCTCCTCAGCATCCATCCAGCGTACCCGGCCACCCTTGATCTTAGCAAAGGTAATCTTGGGTGCCTTCTCGACTAACTCCAGATCCAAGGCTTGTTTGTAGACGCGGCTGATAGCTGCCTTGTAGTGGTTGATGGTGTTCTCACACAGCCCCTGCTCTTGAAGGTGACCCACGTAGTCGTGGATGTCCACTGCAGTGATCTTATCGAGGGGCTTCTTGCCAGTATCTTGGAAAGCACTGAACCGCGCCAGTTTGGCTTTGGTTTCTGCTAGGTGTTTACCAGACCACATACGAGTGGCCTCTTTGTTTACGAAGTCAATAAAATTAATCATCTGTAAGTCTCCCAACTTATGACGTTATGACGCTATGACGTTGTGTGTGTCCCAGGCAGCATCCTTGAGTGCCTGGTCTATAGCCTCATCGCGGCTAAGGGTGGTCTGGTAGCTATCGAGGCTGCAGACACGGCAGTATTCAGTGACGGTAACGGCGTTACCCCAGCGGCTATCGTCAACGTAGGTTATGCAAGTGCAAGTCATCAAAATGGCACCTCTTCAGTAAAAGAGACGCAGTTACTAAACTCTTGAGGAAAGAAAGGTCCTAAGAAAGGCAAATCTATGCCTAAGGCGTTCTGATCCTCAATACGCTGTTGTTCAATAAAGTGAGCTTCTGATTCAGCCTCTAGCTGCCACTGTCCTGCCCAGTAATCGTCGTTATCAATATAGTCCATCATCTAGTCTCCTTGTTGTACAAGGGCTCTGATGATTCCGATGATGACTTTGGTTGGTAGCGGAGGAGGGACTTGAACCCCCGACACGCGGATTATGATTCCGCTGCTTTCCCCTGTCATCTCCGGGCCATCGACCCTTAATCATCAGATAGGGATTCCTGATGCATAAATCAAGAAGTTTTTGTCTCAAATGCATATAGGGGGCTCTTAGTCTAACCCCAGTTGAAAAAACACCGATCACTTCGTCAGCATGAACTGATGGAAGCTCCGATGTTAGTTAGGTCGTCTTCCTAAGGCAAAGCCATTTAAGTTTTCTTGATTAGCAAGACAACCAGCATACCGATCATGATGGCGTCAGTAATTGGGACAGGAAATCCAGAGATCATGGATACCCCCTTTCTCTTATGGTTGTGGATGACTGGGGATCGATCCCAGCCACCACTGTAGCCTCAAAGCATTCTTAGTGCCTGCTCCAAGGTTTCCTTGTTGCGCCGGGTCCAGCCACGGCCAAATGTCTCGAAGGTGCTTAGGCGCTCATAGAACCTCTGGCGAGCATCATGCATCTTCTCAATGATCTCACGGGGCTCCATGTCAGCTACAGCCTGCAGGGTCTTAGGACCGATGGCTCCATCAGCTGTAGATCCTATGATCCGCTGTAGTGCTTTAGCTGCTCGACTAGGACCTGAGTTTACACCCCAGTCCACCACCGACCAATCGACGCCGCTGGGGAGATCATCAAAGCGCACCCCATCGAAGTAGTTCTTTCGGTAAATCGGGGCCACCTTGGTAAAATTTAGGTTCTTCATGTCCTCGATAGTGACCTTATGACCAACCCACTCCTCATAGACCTTCTGGGTTACACCGAGGTTAGTAGCTCCACCAGGGTCATCAGGGTGGTCAACGAAGCCACCTTCGTGGTGCAAAAGCATAGACAGGCATTTATCAAAGTTCTTCTTCATTTCTTAAGGCCCTTCACGGTGCGTATTCCAAAGCTGGCAGCTATCGAGGCATACATGGCCCAGCTGAACCAGCTTGGCGCTGCTTGGAGATTGATGAACCCTTGTTCGACATAGGGTTGGATACCGGGGACAAAGGATCCAAGAACAATAGCAATGAAGCACAAGGTCCAGGCCTCATCTTTCCAGCTGTCCTTAGATGCCTCGATGGCTGCTTGCTCCCAGGAGATCTCCCCGGTGGCTATCTTCATCTTGGTCTCGGCTTCAGCTTTCTTAACAGCTGTCTTCCCATCGATGTAAGAAGTCGCTAGCCCACCTAGGCTTGTCAGTATGGATCCAATCATTTCTCATGCCCCAACCAGACAGCAAAGGCTCCTGTCATGGCTCCTGTGACCGTAGCAGTCAGTGCGGTTGCCTGAGACGTCATGGCTTCTGGGGTGAGATCCATGAACCACCACAGCACCTCTAGGTAGGCGTAGGTCATCACAAGCATCATGATGCGGGGCAGTAGCTTCCACGCCAGTATGCGTTCCATTGCTATTGTCATCTTAAGTTACCTTTCGTTAGCCGTTCACGGCCCTGTCTAGACCCCAGAACATGAAGACACAGCCGCCCACAAAGATAAGGACACCAGCTGTCATAGAGAGGCCCCAAAACAGCTTGTCTCTGGCGGCTGCTTGGGCCTTCAGTGCGTCTGCGTGTCTCTTCCTTGCAGCACCCATCTCCCGGACAACGGTGTCCCAGGTCCCTGGTCGGCCATAGAGCCTGCAGACCGACTCCAGTTCCTTCATGGTCTCGTCATACTTGAGTTTGCTTTGGGCTATCGCCAGACCCTCTTGCTCTGGGCTAGAGAGACGCCCTAGTGGGCCCTTGTGTTTCCCAGACTCGGCCAACTGGATCTCACTATCGATCTGCCCAAGTTTACCAAAGTGCGGTAGAAGGTCATTGATGTCTCGGCCTGCCTTAATGGCCGTGGAGATGCCGCCGCCAATCTTAGCGACAGCACCCGCCAAGGCGAGTACTTCGATCATAGGTTGAACCCCATGTTATTACATTTGTTATACGGGTGGGGGGTGCTAGTGACGTCCTTCGATCAGGCGGTCGATCTTAGCATCCAGGGTATCTAGGCGGTCCATTACACGGGCCATCGCCTGGTTGACTTCTTCTCTACGGATGTAGTCACGGGCGAAGTCTTCCCGTGTTCTAGACAACAATATGGATAGGCGGGTGATCTCTTCATAAGCTGACTTAAGGATCCATCCGACCAGGGCAATCACAACGGTAAGGGCACCAGACCACA